AGGCACCGCCACCACAATGGTCGGCGTGTTTACACCTGTTGGCGCAACGTATTACCCAATGGGCAATTATGACGGAAGCTTTTTTAACCAAGGGCTAAACGTGGTGCTTGGTGGTACGGTTGCTGCAACTGTCATTTACGAATAAAGGGTTGCCATGAGCCGCGCAATATTTGAAGCGTTATCCGGCGGTAAGACTATCCTAGACGCCGCAGATAGTGCAGCGGATAACACTATTGTTGTTCCTGCGGTTACAGGCATTTTACCTGTACCCACTACAGTCGGTCTTGCTAACCAAGTCCTAACTTCTAGCGGCACGACAACGCCTACCTGGAAATATTTGGCCGGCACAGGTACAGTTACCTCAATTAACGGCTCGGGCGGCTCTACAGGATTAACGCTGACCGGTGGGCCAATTACCGTTGCCGGTACGCTGACCCTTGGCGGCTTGTTAAACGCTACCTATGGCGGCACAGGCGCGTCAAACTTGGTTGGCTATATGTTTGGCAACGGGCCAAACCCTGCTTCGGCAAGTTTGACAATCCCCAACACTAGCATCAGCGGTTTGGGCACAATGTCCACGCAAGCCGCAACGGCTGTGGCAATCACGGGCGGCACAATAAACGGTACATCTATTGGCGCAACCACTAGATCATCGGGCGACTTTACAACCCTTAGCGGCAATGCCGTATCTAGCACTACGCCAGTTTTAAGTTTTAATGCATCAAACACTATTGCGTCTTTTGGGTCAACGACGGCAAGTTCCTACAACCAATTGGTTATCCAAAACCAAAGCAACAGCGCGGGCGCGTCAGCCAATTATGTTGTATCAAACAATTTAGGTACAGATTCAACGTATTACGCTGAGTTTGGGATGAACTCTTCGACGTTTAGCGCGTCAACCCCCGCTGATTTTTACTCAATCAACAACGGCATTTATTACTCAGGCCACGATGGCGACGTGTCGATTGGGTCAGGTAATGGATTTAAAACGTATTTGACGTACGGCACAACTGGCCAATCGTCACACGTTATTAACGCCTCGGGCGCTCTTGGGTTTACAACAAACCTTGGTACAACCCCTGCGTTGTCAGGCACCACAGGTTTTGGTACCGCAGGGCAATATTTAGTTTCAGCCGGTTCAGCCGCACCTCCAGCTTGGGCTACATTAAGCCTTGTGTCACCGCCCCCAATTGGCACAACTACACCCGCTGAAGTACGGGCTACTACTGGATGGTCGCAAAACTTTGCCTTAACTGATGCAGCCACCGTAGCTTGGGATACAACCAACCAAACCGCCACCTTTACTTTTGTATCTACCAACCGCACTTTTGGCGCTCCGACAAACCTAAAGAACGGTGCATTTTATGCGTTAGCAATTATTCAAAACGCGGGTAGCAACACTTTAACTTGGAACGCGGTTTTTAAATGGACAGGCGGCGTTGCGCCAACTTTATCGACCGCTGCAAGTGCAAAAGATTATTTTGTATTTCGCTCGGATGGAACAAATTTATACGAGCAAGGCCGAAGTCTAGGCGTTGCCTAAGATTTACCATATAATTATCGTACTGGTGCGATCCACCAGGACTCCTCGGAGTTACAAATGTCAGACGAAGTAAGCCAAGCGGAAGTGCCCGCGCCAGCACCGGAAATTACGGCAGAACCGGTTGTTGAAGTACAAGCGCCGGAAGTACCCGAAGCAGCACCTAAGACCTTTTCACAAGAGGAATTAGACGCAGCCATCGGCAAGCGGCTCGCTAGAGAGCAACGAAAGTGGGAAAGGGAACGCGCGCAACAAGCACCTCAAGTGCCGCAAGTGCCGGTCACGCCCGAGCAGTTTGCTACGAACGAAGATTATGTCGAAGCATTGGCAGAACAACGTGCGGAGCAAAAATTAGCCGAGCGAGAGCAGCGCAAGCAGCAGACTGAGATACTAAACGCGTATCACGATAAAGAAGAAGAGATTAGGGCTAAGTATGACGACTTTGAACAAGTCGCCTACAACCCGAACCTACCAATCACTACCGTGATGGCCCAAACCATTCAAGCATCGGATATTGGCCCCGAAGTGGCATACCACTTAGGTGCGAACCCCCGAGAAGCTGAACGGATTTCACGTCTTTCGCCTATCTTGCAAGCCAAAGAGATCGGAAAGATTGAGGCTCAATTAGCCGCAAACCCACCGGTCAAAAAGACTTCAAACGCGCCAGCGCCAATTTCACCTGTATCAGCCCGTACGACAGGCTCACCAGCTTACGATACGACTGATCCACGCTCTATCAAGTCAATGTCCACGTCAGACTGGATTGAGGCTGAAAGGATGCGTCAGGTAAAGAAGCTCGAAGCGCGTAATCTCCGCTAACTTATTTTAGGAAATTATCATGGCCAATAGCATTCTAACCATTGACATGATCACCCGTAAATCCCTCGAAATCCTCGAGAACAACTTGGTGATCAGTCGCAACGTCAATCGTCAATACGACGATTCATTCGCCGTTGAAGGCGCAAAAATTGGTTCAACTCTGCGTATTCGCTTACCCGATCGCGCGCTGGTGACCGACGGTGCCGCCCTGCAAGTTCAGGACGACAACGAACAGTACACAACTTTGACTGTCGCAAGTCAAAAGCACATCGGCGTGAACTTCACGTCTGCCGAACTCACCATGCAGTTGGATGACTTCGCAGAGCGCGTTCTCAAGCCTCGCGTGTCGCAATTGGCATCAAGCGTTGACGCTGACGTTGCAACTGCCTACAAAGGCATTTACAACTCGGTGGGCACACCTGGTACAACTCCTTCGACTTCTTTGGTTTTGCTCCAAGCACAACAAAAGTTGAACGAATTTGCCACACCCATGAACCCACGTTATGCGACTGTTAACCCAGCCGCCAACGCCGGTTTGGTCGAGGGCCTGAAGAGTTTGTTTAACCCAACTGCAACTATCAGCCGCCAGTTCAAGAACGGTATGATGGGTGAAGGCGTATTGGGCTTAGACGAAATCAATATGTCGCAGTCGATTGTTCAGCACACAACCGGTGTTACACCAACGTCGCCTATCGTGGCAACTGCGGTTACCGCACAAGGTTCGACTTCGCTGTCAATCAGCTTTACAAGCGGCTCACCTACATTTAACGTAGGCGACGTATTCACCATCGCTGGTGTGTATGCCGTTAACCCACAAACCCGTCAGACAACTGGTGCTTTGCAGCAATTTGTCGTAACGGCTCCCGTGGCTGTGTCGTCAGGCACAACTGCAACGCTGTCAATCAGCCCAGCAATTTACACCCCCGCAAACGCTTTGGCTACCGTGGATTCATTCCCCGCAGCCAGCGCCGCGTTGGTGTTCTTGGGTGGATCGGCTACAGCTTACCCGCAAAACTTGATCTATCACAAAGATGCGATCACGCTTGCGACTGCTGACTTGCTGTTGCCACAAGGTGTAGACATGGCTTCACGCCAAGTCCACAATGGTATTTCGTTGCGTATCGTACGTCAGTACGATATCAACAACGACCGTATGCCTTGCCGTATTGACGTGCTGTATGGTTTCAGCGCGATCCGTCCGGTCACAGCCGTGCGTATGTGGGGCTAAACAGAGTGGGGCTTCGGCCCCTCTTCTAATCTTTTTAAAGGAATTTCATCATGGCACTTCCAAATGGCGCAGGCGGCTATCAGCTTGGCGACGGTAACCTCAATGAGGTTATTCTTTCAGTTCAATCAGCACCTATTGCTAAAACAGCAGCGGCCACTTTGACCCCCGCTGAATTGGCAAACGGTATTATTACTTACACCGGCGCAGCCGTTAACTTGACAATGCCTTTGGGCGCTGATCTTGACACAGCTTTCCCAAGCATGAAAGTCAACAGTTCGTTTGACTTTTTCATCGTCAACACAGGCGCCACAAACGCCGCAACAGTTACGGCTAACACCGGCGTGACTTTGGTTGGTGTTGCTGCGGTTGCAGCAGTTTCAGCTTGTAATTGGCGCGTTCGCAAGACCGCTGACGCAACTTACGTTGCTTATCGCATCGCTGGTTAATGCGTAGAGGGGCGGGCGATCCTCGCCCCTCGCACAAGGATTAAGAATGCACATTTATCTCAAACATCCCATTCACGGCAGCAAAGTGGCAATTTCCGATATGGAAGTTGAAGCTGATGTTCAAAACGGTTGGGAAGTGTACAATTTAGACGCGCCGGTAGTTGAAGCCGCGCCTGTAAATGAGTTAAAACGACGTCGTAAAACGGAGTAAGCATGGCCATAACCACAGCCGGTGATCAAATCAATGGGGCGTTGCGCCTAATCGGTCAACTGGCTGAGGCTGAAGAGCCGTCGGCGGCGACTGCCAACGACGCGTTGACCACACTCAATCAAATGATTGATTCATGGTCAACTGAGCGTTTGTCTATTTTTACCACTCAAGAACAAGTGTTCATGTGGCCACCAGGCAAAATTAACCAAACGCTTGGCCCCACGGGCGACTTTGTTGGCAAACGTCCTATTTTGATGGACGACGCAACTTATTTTATTGACCCCTCTAACGGTATTTCGTTTGGCATCAAGCTAATCAATCAGCAACAATACGACGGTATCGCGGTCAAGACCGTCACGTCTACCTATCCACAAGTGATGTGGATTAACACCAACTACCCCGACGTTGATTTGCACGTCTATCCGGTGCCTACCAAGGTGCTAGAGTGGCATTTCATTAGTGTTGACCCATTAGATCAACCGGCTCAATTGGCAACAAGTTTAGCGTTCCCTCCAGGCTACCTCAGAGCCTTTAAATACAACTTGGCGTGTGAACTTGCACCTGAGTTTGGTGTTGAGCCTAGCCCCAAAGTGTCGCGCATTGCAATGGCGTCTAAACGTAACATCAAGCGTATTAACAACCCCGACGATATTATGTCGTTGCCGTACTCAATTGTTGCAACGCGTCAGCGCTTTAACATCTTTGCCGGTAATTATTGATGAAGTCGCCTATCCTCGGGTCAACTTATGTGACACGCAGCATTAACGCTGCGAATAACCGCATGGTTAATTTGTTTCCTGAGATTGTGGCTGAAGGCGGTAAAGAACCCGCATTTTTAAACCGCGCACCTGGGTTGCGGTTAATTAAACCGGTTGGCACCGGCCCCGTGCGGGGGTTGTGGCAATACGGCGGGTATGGCTACGTTGTGTCGGGCAATACGTTGTACCGCATTGACTCGCAGTACAACATCACAACGCTCGGCGTAGTAGCCAACGACGGGCCCGTATCGATGACAGATGACGGCATTCATTTAATGATTGCGTGTAACGGGCCGAGTTTCGTCTACAACGCTACCACCGGCGCGTTTGGGCAGATTACTGACCCCGATTTCCCTGGTGCGTTGACTTGTTCATATCTCGGCGGCTATTTTGTGTTCATAGAACCCAATAGCCAGCGCGTATGGACGTCTGCGTTGCTCGACCCACTCAGTATCGACCCACTTGATTTCGCAAGCGCAGAGGGCAGTCCTGACAACTTGGTGTCGTCTATTACCGACCACTCCGAGGTTTGGCTGTTTGGCACAACGTCAGTTGAAGTTTGGTACAACGCCGCCGGTGGTGCGGGTTTTCCCCTAGCCCGTATTCAAGGCGCGTTTAATGAAATTGGTTGCGCTGCAACATTTTCCGTTGCCAAATTGGATAATGGGTTGTTTTGGTTAGGCTCGGATAACCGTGGGCAAGGTATTGTGTACCGCTCACAAGGCTACACAGGTGTGCGGATCAGCACCCACGCAGTTGAGTGGCAAATCCAACAGTACGGCAACATCTCGGATGCCATTGCCTACACTTACCAGCAAGACGGGCATTCGTTTTATGTGCTGACGTTTCCGACTGCCAAAGCTACTTGGGTGTACGACATTGCAACTCAAGCATGGCATGAGCGCGCAAGTTTTAACAACGGTTCGTTTAGCCGCCACCGTAGCAATTGCCAAATGTTTTTTAACAGCGAAATCATCATAGGTGATTTTCAAAACGGCAATTTGTACGCGTTTGACTTAAAAGTGTATTCAGACGGCCCACGCACTCAGAAATGGTTGCGCTCATGGCGCGCGCTGCCTACGGGCACCAATACGCTCAAGCGTACCGCGCAACACTCGCTGCAATTGGATTGCGAAACCGGCGTGGGTCTGCCAGGCGTAACCGAAGTGCCAGGACGCGTGTACTTGTCGCCTTTTGACATTGTGGGCGACTTCTACATACCTTACGAAGTTGATATTATCAATTCGGTTGATAACTTTGTGCAACCAAAAGTTATGCTGCGCTGGTCAGATGACGGCGGGCACACATGGTCAAACGAGCATTGGCGCACGATGGGCGGCGTAGGCGAATACGGCACCCGCGTCTTTTGGCGCAGACTTGGCATGACCGACAAACTGCGTGATCGGGTGTACGAAATTTCAGGCACCGATCCGGTTAAGATTGCAATTATGGCGGCTGAACTTGACGTTGAGGCGACTCGAGCATGACCGCAAACATCACTCAAATTCCAGCCCCCCGCGTACCAATTATTGACGCTAATACAGGTTTAATTTCGCGTGAATGGTTTAGATTTCTTAACGCAGTCTATGAACAGTTAGGCGGTGGCATAGGCGGGGCGACCGGCACGTTTAAGAGCGGCGACACCGTACCTAAAACCATAACCGTGGTCAACGGCATCATTACAGGAATAGTTTAATGTCCATCAATCTTTCAGCCTTTGCCGGTGCTGGCGCTCAATTTTTTGACGCTAATGGCATACCTTTGGCGGGTGGTTTGTTATACACCTACCTAGCTGGCACAACTACTCCCGCAACGACATACACGTCACCTTCAAGCGCTTCTAGCAACACCAACCCGATCGTGCTAGACGCAGCTGGGCGTACACCGGCTGAGATTTGGGTAAACGGTGGAGTGTTTTATAAATTTATTCTTAAAACCTCAACCTATGTGCAGATTGGGTCGTATGACAATATCCCCGCAATTGGTGATGTTACGACCACAACGAATTTGATTACGGTTGCCGGTACAAACGCGTTAACGGGCTTGGCCACGCCTACGTTGGGCGGTTATGCGGCGGGGCAAACATTTAGCTTTATTGCTCAGAACACCAACACCAGCGCGGTTACGATCGACATTGACACGCTAGGCGTCAAGAGCATTACCCGAGAAGGCAATATCCCGCTTGTAGCGGGCGACATCCTTGCGGGCAAAATGCAGTTGATGGAATACGACGGCACTCAATTCCAATTGCTTAACGGCAACAGCTACCAAGCTATTCGTGTGACCGGCACGGGCTACTCACCCAACATTGCGTTGACGGACGCCGCCACAATTGCGTGGGATACGGCGTTGGGTCAAACCGCTACGTTTACTTTCGTATCGACCAACCGTACAATGGGTACGCCAACAAACCTGAAGAACGGTGCGTTTTACGCTTTGGCTGTTATTCAGAATACAGGCAGCAACACGTTGACTTGGAGCAGCGCATTTAAATGGGCAAACGCATCAGCACCGGTGTTGACCGCCGCCGCAGGGGCGAAAGATTACTTTGTGTTTAGATCAGACGGAACAAATCTTTATGAGCAAGGTCGTTCACAAGGGGTCGCGTAATGCTTAATTATGCCGGTGGAACTCCTGTCACAGCGTACAACCTTACGCGTTCGCTGCGGTTTCGTAGCGCAGCTACGGCGTGGCTGGGCCGCACACCCGCTACTGCGACAAATCAAACGACTTGGACATGGAGCGGTTGGGTTAAACGCGGCGTACTATCAAGCGGAACTATTCAAACATTATTTAATGCTTCGGTAGATGCAAACAACTTTACTGAATTGCGCTTTACAGACACAAGTAACGGCGTTTTTCAATTTACTTATGTTGTCGCGGGCGTTGATACTGCGGGGTTAACTACAACTCAAGTATTCCGTGACTCTTCTGCTTACTATCATATTGCGTTAGCTGTTGATACAACGCAAGCAACCGCCGCAAACCGCTTAAAACTGTATGTAAACGGCGCGCAAGTTACTGCGTTTAGCGCAGCAACGTATCCTTTGTTAAACGCAACTCTGTGGGTTAACTCAGTAAATTTTCATGGGCTTGGAATTACTCGCGCAGTTGGTAGGTACTACGACGGTTACATGGCTGAAGTCAACTTTGTTGATGGCCAAGCGCTCACCCCATCATCCTTCGGCTCAACTAGCGCCACAACAGGCGTATGGCAACCCGCCAAGTACACAGGCACATACGGCACAAACGGTTTCTATTTACCCTTCACAGACAACTCTGCGCTGACTACAAGCAGCAACGTAGGCTTGGGTAAAGACTTTTCAGGCAATGGTAATTACTGGACTACAAACAACATTAGCATCACGGTTGGTGTGACGTATGACTCCATGACGGATGTGCCTACACTTACGTCTGCGACTGCGGCTAACTTTCCGGTGTTAAACACCTTAGTGCCTAATTTTGCGGGCGCACCAATATACCGCGACGGTAATTTGTATGTAAACTGTTCTAGCGCAGCTAACTTTACCGCTGTGCCCGCGACCATGTCTATGCCAACATCCGGCAAATGGTACGCGGAATTTTTTGCCGTGTACGGCGACGCCGCAACATCCATAATGGATATGGGTTTGGTCGGGGTAAACACCTTTCCTTTGCCATCTAATGTTATCGGCACTACTGCAACAAGTTATAACTACCGAAGCAGCGGAAATAAACTTAACAACAACGTAAGCACAGCGTACGGCGCAACTTACGGTACTGGTGATTTGATCGCAATTGCGTTTGACGCAACAGCGGGGTCGCTTACGTTTTATAAAAACAACGTTAGCCAAGGCGTAGCGTTTACTGGATTAACCGCTGAGTATTCATTTGCTGTTGGCGGCTTTAATGCTGCCCAATGGCAATGCAACTTTGGTCAACGCCCCTTCACTTACACACCCCCCACAGGCTTTGTAGCCTTAAACACCTACAACTTGCCGACAAGCACCATCTTGCAAGGTAACAAGGTGATGGATGCGACGTTGTACACAGGTACGTTGCTGTCCAACGCAATCACCAACGCTGCGGGGTTTAAACCTGACCTTGTATGGCTCAAGTCACGGTCGGCGGTTACCGATAACAAATTGACAGACTCGGTACGCGGTGTGACCAAAGGTTTAGTGTCAAATAATGCTGGCGCTGAAACAACTGACGTACAAGGGTTGACCGCGTTTAATAGCAACGGATTTACCGTTGGCACGGATGTCAATTACAACAACTTGGCAGCGACTTACGTTGCTTGGCAATGGCAAGCAGGGCAGGGGTCGTCAGGCGCTAACACCAACGGCACAATCACAAGCACGGTAAGCGTTAACGCGTCTGCTGGGTTTAGCGTAGTGACTTACACCGGCTCGGGCGTTAACGCAACTGTTGGTCACGGGCTAGGTGTTGCGCCTAGTTTAATTATTGTAAAAATTAGAAGTACGCTTGCCGATTGGTACGTTTATCATATTTCAACGGGAAATACGAGCAACCTGTACCTTAACTCAACAAGCGGGGTTGTTAGCAGCGCTACTGTTTGGAACAACACTTCTCCTACATCGTCTGTGTTTAGCGTTGGCACAGCCGGCGCGGTTAATGGAAGCGGGGCTACGTTTGTTGCTTATTGTTGGGCGCCTATAGCGGGCTTTTCATCTTTTGGCAGTTACATTGGAAACGCAAACGCGGCGGGGCCATTTGTGTACACAGGGTTTAGGCCTAAGTTTGTATTGGTCAAGTGCAACACTACATCAAACTCATGGATTATTTGGGATGGCGCAAGAACCCCATACAATCAAGAAAGTTTATCTTTACTTACTGATACGTCGGGCGCAGAAATAAGCAACACGGATTTAAGTATAGACGCGCTTTCAAATGGCTTTAAGTTAAGAGGCCCTAACGCAAATAGCAATGCTAGTGGCGCAGGGTTTATCTATATGGCATTTGCCGAAAACCCTTTCAAAAATAGTCTAGCGAGGTAGTCATGTTTGCAATCATCTCTAACGGTATCATCGCCATGTTCGTACCCGCCGGTACGGCTTTTGAGTGGGATGGTATTCAGTACCCACAGAACTGGTGCAACCTGTCTAGCCCCGAAGAAAAGGCGGCGATCGGTATGGTCGATGTGGTCTATGGTCAATACCCCAACGACCAATACTATTGGGTCAGCCAAGACGCGCCGGTCTACAAAGATGGCGTAGTCACCATCGACTACACCGCCACGCCTAAAGACCTGTTTGAATGCCAAAGCCAAGCCGTGAACGCGGTAAACGCAGCAGCGTACGCAATCCTATTACCTAGCGATTGGATGGTCACCAAGGCCACGGAAACACGCTCAACGGTGCCAACCAATTGGAACGATTGGCGTGAAACCATCCGCTTGCAAGCTAAGACCCAACGCGACGCAATCAGCGCCACTAAAACGGTTGACGAACTTGCTGCCCTGCCCGCTGTCGATTGGGCGCATGACCCGAACTACGTCGCATGAAAGTCACTTTCGACCTTGACTTTTTAAAGCCAACCTTGCAGCGCAAGATCGACGTGCTGCAAGACGAACTTTTGAAAATGCCACAGGCCGACATTGTTACGACGCACGTTTTCAAAGATGGCAAATATATTCGCACGATGATTGTGCCGCCCAACACGGTTATCGTGGGCGCGGCACACAAATCGCCCTATAAAGTTAGACTTGAAAAAGGTACAATTTCAGTCAACTTAGGCGACGATATTCACACCCTGACCGCGCCGATCGAATTAGACGCGCCAGCGGGTACGCGCCGAGTCGGGTGGGTGGGTAGTGAAGAACTTGTATGGGTTGACATTTACGACAACCCTAATGGCTGCACCGACATAGACGAGATTGAAGAATTACTCTATGTCATTCCTGAATGCGGGTTGTTAGATAAAAGACTGGCTTTGGCGAATAATAGCGCTAGACTAGCCTTAACGGAGAATTAACATGGCTGGAGTTATTGTTGGGTCGGTAATTAGCGCGGGCGCATCGTTGCTTGGGGCATCAAAAAGCGCTTCGGCCGCGCAAGCCGCTGCCAGCACACAAGCTGATGCATCAAGAGAAGCGGCCATACTTGCGCGTCAAACCGCACTAGACCAAATCGCAGCGCAAAAAGACGCGCTAGACAGGCAGATTGCTGCCTCGGGCGCAACTGTTGACAAACAGCTTGTGGCCCAACGCGATTCGCTTGACCAGCAATTAAGGATAAGCGAAGAAGCATTGGCTTTTCAAAAGCAAATGTACGAGCAGACGCGCGCAGACTTTGCGCCGTACCGCGAGTCGGGCACCGCCAACCTTAACCAACTCAACACGCTGTTGGGTATTGGCGGCAACACGGGCGCAGCAGACTACGGCAAATACGCAACGGCTGAGTTTACGCCCGCTGCTTTTGCAGCCAACCAAGACCCAGGCTACGCATTCCGGTTAAGCGAAGGTTTGAAAGCCGTCGATCGCCAAGCTGCTGCTCGAGGTGGTTTGATTTCAGGTAATGCTCTCAAAGCCTCACAAACGTATGGCCAAGACATGGCCTCGCAAGAATACCAAAACGCGTTTAACCGTTATCAAACGGTGCGCGGCAATACCCTTCAGCCTTTCCAAATGGGCGCAGCAGCCGGTCAAAGCGCGGCGGCTATGCAAGGGCAAGCCAATTTAAATTTTGGTACTGCTGGGGCTAATGCAGCATCCGCACAAGGCGCGGCGTATGGCGCGTATGGCCAAGGTGTAACTAGCGCGCTAGGCAATGCGGGTAATGCAGCCAATACAGCGTATGGCAACTACGGCCAAGGCGTATCCGGTGCTTATGGCGCTTACGGTACAAACGCCACCAACGCATTGACGGGCGGCGCTAACGCTAACGCTGCGGGTATTGTCGGCAGCGCCAACGCGTACAACCAAGGGTTGAGTGGCATCAGCAATCTTGCCAACACTTATTACGTTAACAGTTTGCTTAACGGTAGAAATAATGGCGGTTCTCTTTCTAGCCCAGTTGGGTATACCAACCCTACAACAGGAAACACTTGGGCTAACGATTTGAATAACGGCCTAGCCGCATATTAAGGGTTAAATCATGGCACTCGACACCAACATCGCGCTAGGCGTACGCCCTATTGAGCAGCCCAATATGCTTGCCCAAATGGGGCAAATGATGCAATTGCGGCAAGCGCAGCAACAATACGAAAGCGAAAACGCTTTGCGTGATTTAGCGGTCAAACACGGGGGTGATATTTCTAACCCCGCGTTTATCCGCGAATTGGGTACCCTTAACCCAAAAATGGCGACTGATTTACGCAGCAAACAACTTGAGCAGCAACAGAAAGGTGTTGAAACCGGAATCAAAATCAACGAAGCGTTAAGCGCAGCGTTAGGTGGCTTGGCAGAAAATCCTACTCTTGATTACGCTAGAAACACTTTTAGCCATCTTGTGTCAACAGGTGTTTTACCTCCTGACAAAGCGCAAGCAATGTTTGCCAAACTTGAAGCAGAACCTGGTCGAATTAAAGAATACGCAACTTTAGGTGTTAACGCCGCTATTAGCGCGGAGAAAAAATTAACTAACGCAACAACTATTCGCGGACAAGATTTAACTCATAGCGCGTCTATGGCTCATGTCGGCGCAACCATACGCGGTCAAAATCAAGCTGAAAGACATTGGCAATACGACATTGACAACCCAAAAATGACACCGCTTGCGGGCGAAAAAGTTGTTAATGGGGAAAAAATTCCTGCGTATTTTGGGTATGACCCTCGCAATAATTCAATGATTGAAGTGGCTATGCCAACAGTTTCTGTTGGCGCGCCCACAACTTTACCAACCAACGCTTATGCGCCTCCAAACGTAAACGCGTTAAGTATGCCGCCCGCTGGCGCGCCAACATCACCTGTCGCACGTCCAGCTACGGTTGCGACGCCGTCTGCTGTTGCGCCTTCGGCGGCGATACCTTCGGCTGCTGCGCCTACGTCGGTTGTACCTGGCGCGCCAAATGCGCCCGCACAAGTTAGGTTTGGCCCTAAGAGTACGGCTGAAAATCTTACCGAAGCTCAAGGTAAATCAACAGGGTTTGCTTTACGCGCTAAACAAGCAAGCGACATTCTTGATATAGTGGGTAAAGACGGCAAAGTCCAGCCTGGCGTTCTTAAGCGCGTAGGTGAATCGGTGCCGTTAGTAGGCGAAGGGTTAGGCACAATGCTAAACGTCACTCAAACTCCGCAACAACAGCAAATTGAGCAAGCCCAACGCGCGTTTGTTAACGCCATTCTTCGTCAAGAGTCAGGCGCGGCGATTAACGAATCTGAATTTGTTAACGCAAAGAAACAATATTTCCCGCAGCCTGGCGATTCAAAAGAAGTTATTGAGCAAAAACGTCTAAATCGCGAAACTGCGGTTAGATCGTTAGAGGTTGCTGCTGGCCCAGGCATGAAACAAGCCGCACCCGCAACAGGAATTAAAGTTGGTACGGTTGAAGATGGATACCGATTTAAAGGCGGCGACCCAGCAAATAAAAATAACTGGGAGAAACAATAATGGCAGCGCCTTGGGAAAAATACGCAACAACAGAACCGGCGGCGCAATCAGGCCCTTGGGCTAAATATGGCAGCAGCGAAGGTATACCTGAAGAACGCAAACCCTTGACTATGGGTGAATCGTTCATGCAAATACCTATGGGCATTTACAAAGGATTTAAAGACGTCACCGATACCATGCTTAAGGGCGGCGCAAGCGCAATTGATTACGCAACCGGCGCAAACACTCGCGCTGCATTAGACGCCGCAGCAGCACAACAAAATGCAGCTTATGAACAAACATATGGCGGCAGCAACTTAGCCGCTACAGGTCGTTTAGCGGGCAACATAGGCGCAACTTTACCTGTAGGAAGCGTATTAGCCGCGCCGTTTCGGGGTATAGCCCCTGAAGTTGCTACAGCTTTGCAAACAGGCGGGTTTGGGGCTAAGACTTTAGCTGGTCGCGGTACAGCGGGCGCGGTTACGGGCGCCGTATCCGCAGGGCTTGTCAATCCCGAAGACGCGGGTACAGGCGCTATTGTAGGCGCTGTGGTGCCTACCGTTGTCGCTCCGCTAGTTAAAGGTGGGGCTAAACTAATTGCTAAAACTAGCGATTTATTTTCAGGTAACACCGCTAAAGTAAAAGCGGCTGAAATTGCTAGAGAAGCAATCGGCGATCAAATGCAGCCAGCGTTAATTGCGTTGGCTAACGCTGACCCTGCGCGCAAACTTACACCTTCGCAAATATTAAAAGAAGCAGGTATTAAAGCCGAACCTTTTATGGCGCTAGAGGCGTTAGCAAAAAATAAGGACGTTAAAGGTTTTTACAGTACGTTAGAAGAATTGGCAACGCTAGGGCAGCAAAACCAATTAGCACGATTGGCGGGCGGCAATACTCAGACTGAAATAGCTGAATCATTAGCTGCAAACAAAAACGCACTTAACGCGCAAACAACGCCTATGCGCGACGTAAATTTACAAGCGGCTAACCAATACCAGCAAACTGCTCAACGTCTTGAGCCGTACATTGCTCAAAAAGAAGCAGCTATGGTTAGCGCGTTGCAAGGTCAAGGCCAAGCCGCAACCAACGCCGCGCAACAAGCAAACCTTGCGCGTGGCGGCGTGTTGCCCGCAACTATGGGTACATCTAGCAACCCTAATGCGTTTGCGTCGCCTATTGGCGGTACAGGCGTTCCGCAGCCAATGGCTGTGGCTACGCAAGCCGGTCTACCACGCATTTCACCAGGCATTACTTTAAACGCTGAACGTGCTGCTGAATCAGGGGTCTTGTCAGCCGAAATGGCTGCGCTTAAAACGCAGCGTCAAGCTGAGCGTGATCTTTTGCAATACCAACTTGGTAGTCTTGAAGCCCACGGATTAAAACCGCTTGATGTTAACCCCATCATTAACACTATTGATTCTAAATTAGCAGACCCTAATTTGTACGGACAAACGCAATTGCTTAATGTCTTGCGCGGGTTGCGCGACGATTTTGCGGGCGCTGTGGCGGCTAATGGCGGCGTGGCTGACGCGCGCGCTTTGTACAGTATGCGTAAAGCAGGTATTAGCCAAAAAATTGACGAAATGTATGGCTCACTTGACCCATCGGCTAAACAAAGATTAACCGCCGACGTGTTGGCATCGGTCAGAAACCCAATTGACAAAGCGATTACGGAAGCTGGCGGTACAGGTTGGAATCGTTACTTGCAAACTTTTGAAACAGGTATGCACCAACTTGACCAACAACGACTGGCGGCTATTGCGTTAGACAAATTTAAAGGTGATAAAGCAGGCTTTCTTAAACTTGTGCGCGGCGATGACACAGACGCTATAGAAAAAGTATTTGGTTACGGTAGCCCAAATATTTTTAAAGAAATGGGGCGTGATTCTACTGTTTTGCAAAACATTGGTCGTGAACTTGAGCGCGATATAGGCGTACAAGCGCAAGCTAAAGCGGGTATGGGTGGTTTAAGTGGCATTATGGCTAAAGACCAATCTACACTACGCCGTGTCGCTAATATTATTGGTCGAGGCGGCCGCGCGGCTGAACTTACGCTCGAACAATTAGAAGGTAAAGTAGACCGTAAAGTTATTGATTCGTTGCGCGAAGGATTTAAGTCTAACAAAGACATTTTGCAAATGATGTCAACATTGCCAAAAGAAGAAAGTAGTGCTTTACTTAAGGCTTTGAAAGATACTAAGCAATGGAACGCAGCGGTTAATCGCGGCGGCGCGCAATTGTTTATTGACCGCACCAATCAACTCGCACCCGAAAACCGCAACAACTTGAGGCCGTAACATGACGTTACAAGAAATCATTAACACCGGTATCGGTACGGCTTTGGCAGCTATTGGTTGGGTCGCGCGAATCTTGTATGAGTCGGTCAACAAACTTAGGCAAGACGTTGACAACCACAAGTTGCACGTCAGCGAAACGTATGTCAAAAAGTCTGAACTTGAAAGTCTTAGAATAGAAATGGACAAGCGTTTTGACAAACTTGAAACCCTGCTTGCCAGGCTATTTGACAAGATCGACGCAAAGGCTGACAAGTGATCAAGCAACTGCTCACAGGCAAAGACAACACCACGTTTGATATTGCCCGTGTAGCGTGGCTAATAAGCCTTATAGCCATCTTGGCTGTTGCGGGCTATCAAGTAGTCATGCACGGCATGGTTAGCCTCAGAGAACTCGCCGAATCCCTCGGCATTGTGTCTGCCTCGGGCGGCGCGTCTGTGTGGGCTAAGAAAGATGCGGAGCCACAATAATGTTCCCCTTATTTCCAAGTGCTTTATGGATGAAGATCGGCGCGGCTTTGGCGCTATGCGCGGTCATGTATTTCATGGGTTGGAATCACGAACACAAGAAGCTGCTGGCGTACCAAGCAGAAGTCGCAACGGTCGGCAAAGCGCAAGAGGTTATCAACCAAGCAAAGGTGAAAGAACATGAAGTTATATCAGAGTCAATCAAGAATGAATATGAGGCTCGCCTTAGTGCTGTTCACAATTATTATTCTGAGCGGGTGCAGCAACCCAGTACCAATCGCAGTAACGTGCCCACCGTTTCCAAGCCCGCCGCCTGCCCTAATGCAGCCCCCGCCGACCCAGTTTTTATTGGACAATGCGCTGAAACGACCTTGATGTTAATTGAACTTCAAAATTGGAGAAAAGGTATCAAATGAGCGTAGCCGATCGAATTACCGTCATCTGTTGCGTGTCGCTATCCATTGTGCTGATGAGTACGGTAAGCGTTGTACTGGTTGGCTTGTTTGACGAACGCGTCGATAACGCTGAAGTTTTTAAACTAATCAACCCCGCTTTCAATATGATTGTCGGCGCGTTTGTTGGAACGATCGCTGGCATAAAAATAGGAAAAGACGATGCTAAGTAAACAAGCCCTAATTGATTCGCAAACTTGCACGGCTGACATGGCCGAGAAGTGGTTTATTCCGTTAGAGTTTACTTGCGACAAGTTTGAGATCAACACGCCCGAGCGCTTGGCAGGGTTCTTGAGTCAAATTTCGCATGAGTCAGGCGGGTTTCGTTTTACCTCTGAGAACCTAAACTACCGCGCTGAAGCCTTGACACGCAGTTGGCCCAGCCGCTTCCCACCAGGCATTGCCGAAAGCTACGCCATGCAACCTGAAAAGATCGCCAACCGCGCCTATTGCGACCGCATGGGAAACGGCGATGAAGCGTCGGGTGATGGATGGAAGTACCGTGGGCGAGGGCTTATTCAGTTGACAGGCAAAGACAATTACGCAGCGTTCTCGCTTGATGCGGATAACGAAGCGTTGGTCAACCCCGACTTGGTCGCCGAGCCCGAACTGGCGGCACTTTCTGCCGGTTGGTTTTGGAAGAAGAACGGCTTGAATGCGTTGGCTGATGCCAAAGATATTGTCGGCATGCGTAAACGAATTAACGGAGGGATTAACGGGCTTGACGACGTACAAATGAGGTATGCTAAATTGATAGAATATTTTAAAGGCCATCAATGAACGCAACCCAGCTTAATGATTTGTTTATGTATGAAAACGGGAAATTATTGGTTAACAAACCAAATTTACGCAGCAAATTAAAACATGGGGATAGAGCGGGAAGTTTAAATAAACATGGTTATAGAACAATTAGAATACAAAACAAAGTTTATTTAGAGCATCGGTTAATTTACACAATGTTTCATAATGATTGCCCTAAATCACTAGATCATATTAACGGCAACAAGTTAGACAACCGTATTGAAAATTTACGCCCTTGTACAGCGACACAAAACCAACAAAACAAAAAACTTAGCAAAGTTAATAAGTCAGGGTATAAAGGTGTCTGTTGGAGAAACGAAAAACAATCTTGGCGTGTAGCAATTCGTGCAAACGGCAAAAGAATTGAACTTGGTTCGTTTCGTGATTTAGAACTGGCAGGTCTAGTTGCTGATATGGCTAGAGAAAAATACCACAAAAATTTTTGTAGACATATTTAAATGGCGGCACCAATGGGCTTGATGACCGCCAAATGCGCTACTCACGCCTCATGTCAGTATTGTCATAAGCACCCTACGCCATAGTGGGATGTAAGGACAGGAGTAGTAGCCACTAAAGAGCGTGCGGGCGGTACGCCCTGTCCAGTTCGAGCCACTACGGTCAACATTACTTGGCCAGTTTCTTGACGCAGTATTCACAATACCCTCCTAAAAGATCACTACATACTTGACCGCACCCGTCGCAGATCAACTCGGGCGGGAATTGCGGGGGCTTTTCGCGTTTGTTGAATATCAATATCAACGCGCCGATAAATAACCCCACCGAAACGTAGAACCACATAACGATCTCATACACTATCATTAGCCACCTCCTATGGTGATGATTGTGGGTTGCTCTTTAGCAGCCCGTTTAGCGTTGATTTGAAGTGCCATAGGCATCTGATATGCGCCCTTGACTAGCCTAGGTGGTGCAGCCGCGATAAACGCCTCCAAGAGCCATCTAGGGTTCGTCGGCCCACCGCCTAACACGCGGGCGGCAGCCGCCAGTATCTCGCCTTCCGAATTGGTGCTATAGCCCATTGTTCTTAATTTGTGCGCCGCCACGGAGTACAGATTTTTCATATTTATCCATTAGTATTTGAATGTCTACCCGTAGCATAAGATGTTGTTGTCTAAGACGGGCAATGTCGTCGTCAATCTGCGCTAAGTTTTCAACGATTTGTTTGTATACCTGGCTCTCGGTCATGTGTTTTTATCCTTAAGGATTTGCTCTGCTTTTTTAATGTCAACCATCCAGCCACGGTCACAATCAAGTAGACCCTTAATATCTTCGTCCGTCAGTCCGACCCATTCTTTGCGTGGCGGCGTAGTGTTTACAACACTTAACGCCCAATCAAGCCATTGTTTTGCTGTCATTTCGTAATAACCATTTGGCCCAACAGAATACAAATCTTCACCTAAACGAATGGCAGCATTTCGCCACGCAACAGGCTCTTGCTCAGGCTTGGCTAACGCATCGACAATACGCCTAGCAATAAAACCTTCCCAATGCTCACCCTTTGGCGGGGCTTCATCAGCGCACAGGATTTCGTAAACAGTCTGAACTCGTGGATCATCAAATTGAGCAATAGGCTTTGGTTTGCCCTGCGAAAACAGTTTTAAAAGTTCTTGTGCGACAAAATATTCTTTAGTTATTTCAATCGGCGGATTTTTTTGCGCTCGATTCCAGTTAAGCACAATCATGCAAAAATTTAATTCATTAATAATTTTGTTTTCTTCAGGTTTCATTTTTATCCTTCAGTTTTTGTTCAACATAATTCACCAGCGAAGCGTATTTATCCCACAAATCATTAAATCTTTTTTCTTCGCATTTAATTTCTTCGTGTTGTTGTCGCAGTTTTTTAGCTACATCAGCAAATGTTGTTTTGTCATTCGGCGGTATTTTGGTTTCAAGCCACTCAGCAAAATACAACGCTTCGGGTTGTTTGTTTGTCATGGCCGCACCGCCTCTTTCAATAGTTCAATACGCTCGCGCGAAACGCGCAAGCTGTTCGCCCGCTGGTGCAAGCGCAACAGCATTTTGACGCGCCGTTGGTGGGTGCGTTCGTACTCAAGCATGGCCATCACTTCGTCTTCCGTCAGCGTGGCCATGCGCTCATTTAGTTTTCGCCATGTGATTTGCATATCGTTCCTCCAGTTTTTTAACAGTTACAAAAACACGGTTGTAAGCGCGTGTCGCTTCATTCATCAACTTCTGCCGGTGGCGCAGCGTATCCTTAGCCGTAGCCAATTGAGCGCGTAGTAGATCAAGTTTCATCAAATTGTTTCCTTAGTTGAGTTAATTCACGGCGTACAGCAAACAATTCGTCGGCGTACCTAATCAGTTCTTCGCGCATCGCTTTGTTAGACTGCTGCAAATCTCGAATGTATTTGGCTGTTTCGTCTTGCTCTTGATGGGTCATAAAGTACCCATGCTCAAGGTTGCGTAGTATTTTGTCGGGTGTCATTCGATGCCCCTTGCGCGGATTGCTTTGGCACAATCATAAGTTCCATCAGCCCAGTCCAAAATAACAAGTTTTGTTAGTTGCAAATCTTCACACAACTTCGCACAAGCCTCACGTTCATCAGCCCGCACAAGTTCAACAAAGCGTTCAAGGTCGTTCAGGTATTCTTGATTATTTTCTTCAGTATCTTGGTTAGTAATTAACCCTGCTTGTTTAGCTAATTCTCTATGTTTCATTTCAAAGCCTCCAAAGCAATATCAGACACAGCGCGTTTGTCATGCAACGCCGCCCAAATTTTTTCATCAACGGTATTGTTGGTAAGCAACACATACACCCACACGTCACGCTGCTGCCCCGAGCGATGGATACGCCCTACGGTTTGCTCATAGAGTTCAAGACTCCAAGGCAATGACAAAAAGACCATCCGGCAACCGCCGTGTTGCAAGTTAAGCCCGTGCCCTGCTGACTTGGGGTGGACAAGTAGCAACTCCACTTCTCCCTTATTCCAGCGCTCAATAGCGTCCTTGTCGTCGAGAGTGACGGCGTGGGGGTATTGGCGCTTGAGTTCGGCGAGTTCTTCTTTGTAGGTGTAGGCGATGATGGTGTTGGCACGTTGGTTCTCCTCTAATAAATCATCTAACAAATCAAACTTGTGACGGCTTAACCAAATGGGCGTAGACGTGGTGATAAAACTCTTCTCGCCCGCCCAAGTGTCGGTATGGTAAATAAAGCCTGAAGCCATCTGTTGCAATTTGCCCGTCACAACCCCTGCGTTAACGGCTGCAATCTGCGTGTCGCCAAAGCGCACCACAAATTCTTTTTTCATCACCTTGTACTCGGCCATGTCCATGTCGCAACGCATCTCGACTGTGTGACAGGGCGGCAGCTTATCGGCGTACTCACCAGGCTCAAGCAAGTACGTTGCCGGTTTGATACGTTCCATGACCGACTGCAACGCCTTGGGGCGCGGCGCCCATTCGCCGTACTCTTTGTTCATCAGCACAAAATACGTCTGCATGAACGCACCTTTGCTGCGCCCAAGCAAGGATTGGTCAACGATCTTGCATTGCCCAAACACGTCTTCTAAGCCGTTACTTGTGAACGATCCGGTCAAGCCCCATCGCACGGTCATGGGTTCGATGACTTTAAGTAACGCTTTAAACCTTGCGCCCGAGGGGTTCTTTAGCCGTGTCAGTTCGTCAAACACAATGCCGTCAAAATCCAACTCTTGCTCGGCTAACCATTGCAAATTGTCGTAATTGGTCACAACGACGTTAGCGTTAGATTGAAGCGCAGCCAAACGCCGTGCGGGTGTGCCCCCTGCAAACGCCACGCTAAGTTTAAATTTCCACTTGACAGCCTCGGCGGGCCATACGCTCATGGCAACCCGCTTGGGGGCTAGGACAAGCCAACGCTTTACAGGTGAGGCTTGCATAGCGGTCAACGTAATAAGAGTCTTACCGGCGCCCACGGGGGCCAGCACCATAGCGCGGTCGTGTGTGCCGAGGAATGCTGCTGCCTCAGTCTGATAAGGTCGTAATGTAAACATCTACTTGTTCCTTAGTCCATAGTGTTGTGTAATTTTGGTTTAATCTCGCCATGTCGGCGGCAAAAATTTTTTGTAATTCTGACAATCGACCTCCTTTGGTTTTAAGTTCTACAAACCATGTCGCCCCATTGGGAAAACACGCTATACGATCGGCAACGCCACGGTGACTAGGCGACGTGAACTTGTACGTCTTGCCCCCTGCGCGTTCAACCGCCCACTTAAAATAATTTTCGATTTCTGATTCGCGGGTCACATTGCGCCTGCGTGGGTAAACATTAAACTTTGAGCATTTAATCTAGCTTGCCGCGCGGCGTCTAAAGTGTCATGCACCCCAAGATAAACGCGTTTTTTATCCATTGTTATGTACGCTTCATATTTACCGTACAAATGTAAATACACTCCTTTACACCCTGATGTGTTGTTTTTGTATCTATTAGTGTTTTGCGTGTTTTGTTGCGGCGACGCTAAACGTAAATTAGATATAGCGTTATGACTGCGGTTACGATCTTTGTGGTCTAAAAAACTTGACGGCCATTCACCGTTAACATAAAGCCACACCAAACGATGCGCTAAATATTGTTTTCGATTTATACAAATACCTATGTAACCGTCTTTTCTTACTGTGCCCGCAATTTTACCTGCGCGATCGTTTCTAGCAATGCCATGTCTAGCTTTCCAAATAAATTTACCTGTAGCAGAATTAAGTACCAACAATGATTTTAAAGTGGTTGCATTCATTTATTTTTCCTTTCATGTAAAAAAGTATAGCACAAGCAAAAAATCGTGTACAATTAAATCTCTCTAAACTAAATTGGACTACACGAAATGAAAGCTAAAACCATTGCATGGCTAAGTAGCACTAGTAATATGTCGCCCGAACAAATCTTAAATGACTCGGGTGATGAACTTGCTTCACAAGTGATGTTGACTAAATTAGATATGGCTAAACATGGCTATACCCAAATTGGTACGGCTACGATTGAGTTTGATTTGATTAGCAATAAAGAAATGATTCAAAACAAAGTCGTGGCGTTGCAAGCTGAAATGCAGATTGTCAAAGCCGAGGCGCAAGTTAGAGTGCAAAAACTTGAAAACCAATTACAAAGCCTGTTGGCTATCGAGGTGTCAAAATGAAACACCAACACGCAGACGTTATCCATGCTTGGGCAAACGGGGCGCAGATTCAATACTTTTATCACGGTGAATGGGTTGATTGGGAATCTGACACTTCGCCATCATGGGGTAAAACTATTAAATACCGCATCAAGCCTGAGCCAAAACCTGATTTATATATACAAGTTCATGTAACTAGACATGGTACAACTTCGTTGTATTCAGAACCAAACTTACGTCTGTCTTTTGACGACGAAACAGGCGAATTGAAATCAGCAGAGGTGTTGAAATGAATCACTCAACTATCGTCGGCGGCTCGACCGCCAAGCGCGTTATCGCTTGCCCAGCCTCAATCGAATTGGTCGCTAAGATGCCACCAAAGCCGTCTAGCAAGTACGCTGACGAAGGCACGTTGTTGCACGACGCCATCAGCCAAATCCTTGACTGCAAGGCTACGCCCGAGTCGGTCATTGGTATGGTTTACGAAGGCATCACTCTGACTCAGGAGTTGTACGATGACAAGATTGCTGTGGCGCTTGCAGCGCTTGATGAAATCGACCCCGACAAGCAAATGGAATTTGCTGTGGAAAGTAGCGTCAACTTTGGTGATTTGTTGCCTGGCGTGTTCGGTTCTGCTGACCTACTTGGCCGGATCGGTAAGAAGGCGATTGTGCTTGACTGGAAGTTTGGCAATGGCGTGGCTGTTGAAGCAACTGAGAATTACCAAGGAATGTTCTACGCTGCCGCTGCAATGCGTACGCCGGAAACTGCGTGGGTGTTTGAGGACGCTGAAGAAATTGAGATTATCATTGTTCAACCGCCAATGGTAAAGCGTTGGGTGACAACGCCCGAGCGCATCAAAGCGTTTGAATTGGAATTGATCTCGGCCGTCAAAGGCCCACGCACTAAGCTAGAGAGCGGTGAGCATTGCCGTTGGTGCGCGGCCAAGCCAACGTGCCCCAAGGTGACCGGTGCTGTTGATCGGGCGCTAAAGACCGCGCTTGTGCGTGTCGATGCTGAGAAGATAAGCGAGTACCTTGCACAAGCCGATCAACTTGAGTCATGGATTGATAGCGTGCGTGTATTGGCATACGATATGCTTGAGAACAACGTCAAAGTGCCAGGCTACAAACTGGTCGCCAAGCGCGGCACACGTCAATGGGTGAACGACGAAGCACCCGTAAAATTATTAGGTGACAAGGCTTACGAAAGTAAGCTAATCTCTGTCGCTCAAGCCGAAAAAATTATCGGCAAAAAGAACTTTCCGGCTGACGTAGCGGTAAGCGTTAGTTCGGGCAGTACGTTGGCTGCGGAATCTGATCCGCGCCCAGCGGTTATTAACCTAGGCGCGCAACTTGCAAACCTAAAACTAATCTAAAGGACAGTAAAATGTTTAACTTAGCAAAACTCCCTGAAGTAAAGTCACTCTCTACAGCCCTGCGTACCATTCAAGCCGAAGTTGGCCCAACGGGTACGGTCATCATCAAGATGGACAAGACCGGTCATTGGGTCTTTGGTGCCGATCAAACCGAAGTCGAATCGGACTCAACTTGGGCGGTCAATCCTTTTTCGTTTGTCCACGGTTACATTGCGTGGGGCGACGGTGAAGTATTGGCTGAGAAAATGGTGTCGGTATCTGAGCCATTGCCTGAAATGGACGACGCACCGCCAAGCGCTAAACGTGGTTGGGAAGTGCAAGTCGGTATGTCGATCAAGTGTCTAACCGGCGAAGATAAAGGTTTGGAAGCGCGTTACACCACCACCTCAGCCGGTGGTAAGCGTGGCGTACAGACCTTGGCTGTTGCGATTGCCGAACAAGTGGATAAAGATCAGTCCAAACCTGTGCCTGTTGTGTTGCTTAAAAAAGAACACTATCAGCACAAGTCGTATGGTCGTATCTTTACACCGCTGTTCGACATTCAGTCGTGGGTGTCGATGGATGGTGAAGAGCCTGAAGTCGAACCTGATACATCGCCTGTTGCATCTGCTGTTGATGCAGCACCCACCCGTCGTCGTAGGAGCGCAGCATGAAACTTGAACTTACAGTAGACGAAATTAACGCAATCATAGGTATGTTGGGTCGCCAACCTTATGAACAGGTTGAAGGTCTGATTTCTAAGATTCGTGAACAAGCTATTCCGCAGTTACGACCAGCAGTAGCCGAGTAAGGTTTAGGGGGCGGTTAGGCAAGCATTCAAGGATGTCGTAAGCGCGCGTTTTTCTTGCCTTCCAGCGCGTAGGTAGCAACGACCAAATTGACGCCCCCGCCTCACACTTATGACAATCTTATACTTAGATTTTGAAACGCGCAGCCATTGCGATCTAAAGAAGCATGGCGTCTACAATTACGCGCAAGACATAACGACTGAAGTCTTGTGTATGTCCTACGCGTTTGATGATGAAGAGGTCGTGACGTGGTTACCCACGCAGCCCTTCCCCAAGCGTGTACGCGATCACAAGGGCTTAATTTACGCCCACAACGCCGCCTTTGAGCGCCTGATCTTTTGGTACGTCTTACAGATCAACTTTAAGCTAGAGCAGTTTTATTGCACAGCCACTCAAGCGCGCGCGAATTGCGCGCCTGGTAGCCTTGAAGACGTGGGCCGGTTTGCCGGTGCAAGCATGAAAAAAGATTACCGTGGCGCGCAGCTTATTCGTGCGCTATGCGTACCGCCGTTCAAGGACGACCCCGCGCTGATGCGTGAAATGGTGCAATACTGTGAGCAAGACGTACGCGCCATGCGCGCCGTTAGTCAAAGCCTACGCCCTTTATCAAAAGAGGAATTACATGACTATCAAATTAACGAAAGAATTAACGACCGTGGCGTCTTGGTGGACGTGCATCTTGCCAGCGCAGCTATTAGTTATGCGGCCACCGAACTCGAGGACATACAGTCCAATGTCCGAACCGTCACCAATGGCGCAATCACGTCAGTCCGCAGCCCGAAAATGCGCGAGTGGGTCAAAGAAAGGTTAAGTCCTGAACACCTTAAACTAATGGAGGTTGAGGATGGAAAGTATTCGATTGACAAGCGCGTCCGCGCAAACCTCTTGGCCGTGGAAGACTTACCGCCCGACGTTGCCGAGGTTATCCAATGCGCCGATGACCTATGGGCGTCGAGCGTTGCGAAGTTCAGCCGCCTTAAAGACTTGGCAGATGTCGAGGATAGCCGTGTCAGAGGAGCATTTGTTTTTGCTGGAGGCAGCGCTACAGGGCGCGCGTCGTCATACGGCGCTCAAGTCCATAATTTCACTCGTCGATGCGCAGCTCAGCCGGAAGACGTTAGAGAAAGTATGGTTCGGGGGCGTTCCATTGTTCCCCAGTTTGGCAAAAGGGTAACCGACGTTTTAAAAGGGATGCTACGCCCTGCGATCATACCGGCCAAGGGTAAGTCCTTGGTGGTAGCCGATTGGGCGCAGATCGAAGCTAGGATGACCCCGTGGTTGTCAGGGCGCGGTGATGACGTGCTTGACGTGTTCCGATCGGGGCGTGACATTTACGTTCGTGAAGCCGCTGCGATGTATAAGATACCCGAGTCGGAAGTCACCCCCGATCAGCGTCAGATCGGTAAGGTCGCTATTCTCGCGTGTGGATTCGGTGGCGGTGTCGGCGCGTTCTCTGCAATGGGCCGCGCCTACGGGTTGACCATGACCGAGTCGGACGCGCAGCGTACCGTGGACGCTTGGCGACGCGCAAACCAATGGGCGGTACGCTACTGGCAAGAGTTGGAAACCGGCTACATGATCGCCATGCGTAATAAGGGGCGCGAAATCGTGGCGGGTAGGGTAACCTATCTATATGACGGGCTTCACCTGTGGTACGCTTTACCTTCCGGTCGCATTCTCTGTTACCCCTACGCCAAACTTGAAGAAGATGGTATCTCATACGCCAAAGCCGCTTGGAAGCCAGCCGTTGACGCCCGTGAATGGCCCCGCGCCCGACTTTGGCGTGGGTTGGCCTGTGAGAACATCACCCAAGCCGCCGCGAACGACGTATTACGTTACGCTCTCCGCGCCGTTGAACCTCTCGGAGTTGTACTCCACGTTCACGACGAAATTGTTATTGAAACCGATCAGCCCGAAACCGTCACCGAACAACTAAGAAAAGTAATGTGTACCGCGCCCCCGTGGGCGCAAGGTCTGCCCCTAGACGCCGAGATCAGCACAATGGCTCGGTACGGCAAGTAAAAAAGAAGCCACCGGCTAGGGTGGCTTAAACAACTAAGGAGTATTGCATTGGACTTTGTCGATTATATTTCAAAAGTCGCCCCCGAGGGTGAAACTTGTTTGCTTGTCAAGCAAAAGCCTGTTGGAAAAGAACAACACGCCGACGGTACGATTAAGGCGACATGGCCCGCCTTTTATCCAAACGAATATAAAGATGGCGGCGCGTGGTACTGCAACACCGCGTCTTTCATTACCGATCGGCTAGGCAAACGCCCGAGCGCGTCGATTCACAACTGCACTCACGTTGCCTTTCTTGTGCTTGATGACGTAGGCACCAAATCGAAAGCGCCCCCGCTTGAGCCGACGTGGAAGATCGAAACTTCACCGGATAACTTTCAATGGGGCTATACGTTTGCCCTTGACGACCAGCCCACGCATCAAGTCTTTAGCGCAGCGATCAAAGCGATAGCCGAGGCGGGCTACACCGATAAGGGCGCGACTAACGCGGTGCGCAATTTTAGGATACCTAATAGCGTTAACCTTAAACCCGAGCGCGCAGGGTTCAAGTCGGTGCTAACCGAGTTTCACCCCGAGCGTGAATTTAGTTTGCCGCAAATCATGGGCGCGTTTGGCGTCACGTCCGGCCCCGTCGAATCTAACGCATACCGACCAATCAAAATAGACGACGACGGTACCGACAACATCTTTGCGTGGTTGGCCGAAAATAGTTTGGTCATCAGTCGCCCGAACTCCGAGGGCTGGGCGGGCGTGGTTTGCCCTAACGCACACGAACATACCGACGGTAACCCCCAAGGGCGTTACAACCCGTCTATGCGCGCCTATTGCTGTTTGCATAGCCATTGCTTGCAGCTTGATAGTCATATTTTCTTAGAATGGGTCGAGGGCCAAGGGGGCCCAAGTGCTGCGCCAGGTCTGCGCGATGAATTGCTTGCTTCGGTTATGGCTAAAGCATATTCAGTTATCGCCCCGTCTGATGCGTTCCCCGATGACGTCAAAAAACGCCAAACCGAGATCGAACACCGAGAACTCGGGCGCGTACAAAAAAAGGAGTGGTTCGGCCGGTTTGCTTACATTCAGTCCGACGATTCGTATTTTGATATGCAAGACCGACGCGAGATTAGCCGAGGCACGTTTAACGCGCTATACCGGCACATCATTTGCAAGTCAATTAGAACCGGCCGACATATTGAGGCGTCAGTTTGTTTTGACGAATTGCGCCAAGAGAATGGCGCCCCCGCCCTTGTAGGGATAACGTACGCGGCCGGTGATACCGTACTTGTGTCGCGTGGTGGCGACGTCTACGGTAACCGGTGGCGCGACGCTCGGCCTGTAGCGGTGCCTGGCGACATTACCCCGTGGCTAGATCATTGTAGGCACCTAGTGCCCGACGCTGATACGCTCGAGCATTGTTTTGATGTTATGGCCTATAAACTGCAATACCCACAAACCAAAATCAATCACGCCGTGCTGCACACGGGCGTACAGGGTTCAGGTAAGGACACTATGTGGCACCCGTTTATATGGGCCGTGTGCGGTGATAACGCCGTGAACCGTGGCTTGCTTGATTCTGACACTATGTCGTCGCAGTTTAATTACGCGCTCGAAAGCGAAATACTGATACTGAACGAACTGCGCGAACCCGACGCCAAAGACCGTAGAGCCCTTGCTAATAAACTCAAACCGATTATCGCTGCGCCCCCCGAATACCTATCAATTAACCGTAAGGGCCTGAAACCGTACGATATGGTGAATAGGTGTCTAGTTTTGGCCTTTTCTAATGACGCGGTGCCGATAACGCTTGACTCGCAAGACCGCCGTTGGTTTGCCCTTAAATCAAACGCCCCCCGTATGGCCCCCGACGTGAGCGCCAAAATATGGGCATGGTTTGCCCGTGGTGGCGTGGCCGCGTGCGCCGCGTGGCTATACGCGCGCGACGTGAGCGCGTTTAACCCGTCGGCCGCGCCCCCCGTGACTGAATTTAAGTTAACCCTGATTGAGCAGGGTATGAGTGCTAATGAATCGTACTTGGTCGATATGATTCGAGAGCGGCGTGGGGTGTTCGCGCAGGGCGTCATAGCGTCGCCGTTTCACGTTATTTGTGACACGTTATCCTTGAACGCCCCAGGCGCCTATAAGGTTAGCCAGGGCGCGCTTTTGCACGCGTTGCTCGAGTGCAATTGGTTCGACTGTGGCCGGTTAGCCACGCGTGATTTGAGCACTAAAAAACAGGTCTATTGCGCGCCGGACATGATAGGGCACAAGAAAACCGAATTACGCGTAATGGCCGAGGGCTTAGTAGTGCGCGCCGGTACACCACTTGCGGCCGTGACTCATTTAAAGCCCGTAAAAAACGCCCCGTAGGGCGTTGTAGTGGTTTGCGTGGTGCGCTATAGGTCAAATACTAAAATCAATAAAATGACCGTAGCGGCCGCGATAAGTGAGATAGTCATATCGGCATTAACCCCGCGAAAACGGGGTGTAGGCGCGGTATATAGGCGCCTATATCGGCCGGAAATACGCGCTTTATATAGCCACGCTCACACATAGAGCGCAGCGTTACCGTGTCGCTGATTGAATAGACGGTATAGGGCCGGTTTTTGACGTGTACAACGTCGCCAACGTCGACGGTTTGGCCTGTTTTATATTTCATGTTCGCACCTCTTGTGCTATGTCAAAATATGAGTAAGTGCCGTCGTCTTCGCGCAGCCGTACCGGTTGCAACGCTTGGGCAATAATGTCGGCGGTTGATTCACTAAGCCCACCGGCGCCGTCTTCAGAACCTAAGTAAACGGCGTGGCTTGGGATTGATGCGTACGCTGTATAGGTTTTCATTCGGCCACCTCTTGGGCGTCGGTTATTTGTTGGGCCGTCGGTTCGTTAAGCGCGCACCACTCAAGGTGGCCATACTTGGGGTTACGGCGCGCTTGGTCGTAAAGCATTACGGCCGCGTGGGGTGATTTGAATTTGACTATTTGCCCGTCAAATTGCGGGCGCGTTGGCGCATTGGTGCCTGTCATTTTGTACCCTTTAAAATTGAACGTAAACAATATCGCCGGCGTCGGTGGCCATAGCGTGCGCGGTGTTTTCTTCTAAGTGCTCGAGCACGGCCGCTATAGCGTCGTCATCGTCGAGCCCTTCAATATCAATATCGTATTGCTCGGCCACGCTTGCATAATCGTCTTCGGACCACTCGCAGCAAATAGCGATAACGTCGAGTTCTACTTGTTCGCCGGCGTCGCTTTCGTACGATTCGATATAGTCGAAAATTACTTCTAAGCCGTCATAACTGAATTGATCGCCACGGCCGGCCGCTTTGAACGCGTCGCGGAAATCATAAATTGAAATTGTCTTAATCATTTTGTTTACCTTAGTGAAGTTTATGGCCCGCTTGCACGGGCCCGAGTGGTGTTACATGAAATCGCGGTTAAATCCAGCGTACGGCGCCTCATGGCCGGCGCGCATAGGCATTACAACCGCTAGGCAAGTATTAACGCCGGCGTGCATTACGGCGCTATCTGAGCCGCGCTGAATGAAATTGAATGTATCTTTTGGTTTAACGCCGAGATAAAGCGACAGAGCCGCGCGGCCGCGTACTAGCAAGTCAGGGTTATAGGTGCCTGGCGTTTGCTCGGTGTTATGGTCGATCGACGGGATAACGCGGCCAATATCAGGATAACGACCATCAAGCGGGATAAAGCGCGCGCCACCAAGTAAATAATTTTGGCCGTCGAACTCGAGTTCTGTAAACTCGGCTTTTTTATCTAAGCGCTTAACGGCGTCGGTGGGGATAATCAGATTAAGCGTTGGCGGGCAATAATCACTCTCATAAGGCAATTGGCCCCCAAATAATATATGGCCGTCGGTACCGTAAACCATACCAACGGAGTCTTTAGTAATCTGAATATTGATACCTTGAAGGTAATAACGTATATCTTTTTTAGCCGCGCACTCGAGCGCGGCAAACAATGCGGAAGTTTTAACGGTGATTTTCATTTTTTAACCTTAAAGTTTAGGGGAGGGAAGTTTAAAGAAAACAAGCGACTAGCAACGCCAGGCACATAAGTAAAGCTGCAACGATATCGGAAAATTTATTCATCGTCGGCCACCTCGAGCGCGTACGCGGTATCAAATAACGCTTCGGCCGCAAAATATGTTTTTTGCGCAGCTAAAAATTCAGCGTCGGAAAGTTTACCGGCGCGGTACGCGTCGCGTATTGGCGCGTAAACCTTAAACGCGTCATTGGCCGCCTGGCGCGCGTCGTCATATTGTTTAGATGTCATATTGAACCCTTAGAGTAATGGCCGCTTGCGCGGCCGGTTTAGTTAGTTAATCCATTCTGCTATCAACGTACGCGTCGACGCCGTTGGCGCGTAGCACATCAGCGAACGCGTGCGCGTAAACTTCTTTGCGCGTTAACGATTGATTGAAATCGCGTACGCTAATGTTCCAGCCTGAGCCGTAATTTTTACGGCCAATACCGAGTTTTTTTAAGCCGTTGGCGAACTTTATATTTTTAACGACAACGCTGGCAAAGCCACAAACGCCGTCTTCAACAAAGTAAGAGCGCGTTATCTCACTGTTAGCGTCGAGCGGGTTTTTATGCGCGTTAACGATCATTGGTGCTACTTGCGCGGCTTGCGCGGCCGATAAACCGGCTTCGCGGGCTTGGTTGTAGAGATCTGATACATTCATTTTGAACACCTTAGGTTAGTTGACTGAGATCCTATTGTACACAAATTTATAGCATTGTGTACATTATTTTATAAGGACTTACCCTTATTTTTGAGGGTAATGAAAAGGTAGTGTGAGGGTAACGGAAAAATGCGCGAATTGCCGGTAAAAAGTGGTTAATTATTAAGGTGTTAGATGATGTGCAGTCTAATAAGGTAATAAATACTTTAAACTTTAATAAGATGTCTATATATATATATATAGGTGTTTATGTGTCACACGGGATCCGCGCACAACGTAGCGGCTCTTCGACATAAAAAAGGCAATATTTTTTGACCCTTCAAGGAAAACTTAGTAAATAGGCTTAAGCGTAATACTAAGACTTAGTGAGCCTGTAAGCCCTAAGACTTAGTGAGTGGCTAAGACTTAGTGAGTATTTGTCCTAAGACTTAGTGAGCTTGTTGGTTGTCCAACAACCTAAGACTTAGTGAGTGTGGCTAAGACTTAGTGAGCTTGTAGGTTGTCCAACAACTCGGCTACCAGGCTCTCGGCTTCGGGCAAAAATCTTGGCGGGTAGGGGGGGTAGGGCCCTGCGAGGAGCCCTAGCTAGCGGAGGTTATGCCAACAAAATTTTTTTATAGCAAATTTTTTTTATATAATAAATTGCCTACATGACCTACAATCGCAAAATGCTATCTCTACACTTCACACCCCGCGAAGTCCGCGCCACCGAGTCGCGATTGCAGCGCGTCTACGACGCGGCGAAGTTAGGCTTGTCCAACGATGCGCTTGCGCTCAAAGCTGGCATGATGCCCGAGGAGTTTCGTAAACTCTGCCAACTAGACCCAGTTGTCGAGTTGGCGGTTATGCAGGGCCGAGCCGAAGCGGAAGCCACCATGTCGCAAGTCGTGTACGACGCGGCGGTCGGCGGCGACGCCAAGATGGCGTTGGAGTTTCTGAAACATAAGCACGCTTGGACTGCGGCTCAAGCCATCACGGTAGATGTAACTCAAACCATATCTATTATTACGGCGCTTGAGCAAGCCAACCAAAGAGTAGCAAATGGGCTTACAATTGACGAAGCCGATTATCGCGTCAACGATAACCGGCTTCTTATCAACAACCGTGAAAAGGACGGCGATGACTACCAAGATATTAACTCAAGACCGGCTCAAAGAGCTACTTCAGTATGACGCCGACACAGGCGTCTTTACCTGGCGGGCTACCCGCAGAGCGGCTAAGGCAAACGCAATAGCCGGTACGCGCAGCGTCAAAAATTACATTATGGTAAGCGTAGATGCAAAAGTGTATTGCGCGCATCGGCTTGCTTGGCTGTATACCCACGGCGTTTGGCCTACTTCCGAACTAGACCACATAAACAGAATCCGCAATGACAACCGCATAGAAAACTTGCGGTTAGCCGATCGATACATCAACACCCGTAACACCGAAACGCGCAAAGATAATTTGTCCGGCGCCAAAGGTGTGCGTTGGCATAAAACGCAAGCTAGGTGGGAATCCCGTATACAGCACAACCATAAACCGATTACGATAGGCTATTACGGCAATTTGCAAGATGCTGTACAAGCCCGCAAGATTGCTGAAATTTTATTAGGTTGGTAAACAATGCAAACGACACAGTACAGCGCCGCCGAAGAGATGCGCCTCATGTCAGCGCTTTGGTCGCCCAAGATCAAGGATGACCCACTAGCGTTTGTCTTGTACGCGTTCCCTTGGGGTCAGAAAGGCACACCGCTAGAACACTTCTCAGGCCCACGCAAATGGCAGCGGGAAGTCCTGTCTGACCTGACCGCGCACATTAAGCAAAACAACGGCAAGGTTGACTTCGACACGTTCAGGATGGCGACCTCTTCAGGACGCGGTATTGGCAAATCTGCGTTGGTCAGTTGGCTCACCTTATGGATGTTGTCCACACGCATAGGCTCGACGACCATCATCTCGGCAAACTCCGAATCACAACTCCGATCGGTCACCTGGGCAGAAATTACCAAGTGGTTGGCGATGTCACTCAACTCACATTGGTTTGAGGTTAGCGCAACCAGGCTCATGCCCGCTAAATGGATCACCGAGTTGGTCGAGCGTGACTTAAAGAAAGGCACACGCTATTGGTCGGTGGAAGGCAGGCTTTGGTCAAGCGAAAACCCTGACGCTTATGCTGGCGTTCACAATTACGATGGCGTGATGGTGATCTTTGATGAAGCCTCCGGTATTGACGACGCCATTTGGGCGGTGACCGCTGGCTTCTTTACAGAGAACACGCCTAACCGTTTTTGGATGGCGTTCTCTAACCCACGGCGCAACACCGGCTACTTCTACGAATGCCACAACTCCAAGCGTGACTTTTGGAACACCAAAATTGTGGACGCGCGCACGGTCGAAGGTACGGACAAGGCCGTGTACCAGCAAATCATCGACGAATACGGCGCCGATTCATCACAAGCTGCGGTTGAGGTCTATGGTGACTTCCCATCAGCCGGTGATGATCAGTTTATATCATCCGCAATCGTTGACGAAGCCATGCGTCGGCCACGGCACAAGGACTTGAGCGCCCCCATTATTGTGGGTGTTGACCCAGCGCGCTTTGGATCAGACTCAACTGTCATCGCCATACGCCAAGGGCGTGACATTATTGGCATCAAACGCTTCAAGGGCGACGATACGATGACCGTTGTGGGCCACGTCATTGAGGCGATTGAGGAATACAAGCCCGCGTTGGTGGTGATCGACGAAGGCGGCGTGGGCGGCGGCGTTGTTGACCGGCTAAAAGAGCAGCGATACAAGATAAGAGGGGTCAATTTCGGAAATAAATCCAAAAATCCGCTCATGTATGGTAATTTAAGGGCTCAGATGTGGGGCGATATGCGAAATTGGTTGAAAACCGCGTCGATTCCTAGTGACAGGATACTTAAAACTGATTTAATATCACCAGTAATGAAGCCCGATTCTAAAGGTACGATCTTTTTAGAGTCTAAGAAAGACATGAAAGCGCGGGGCCTAGCCTCGCCTGATGCAGCAGATGCTATATGCGTGACGTTTGCATTCCCTGTCGCGCATCGTGAGTATGCAGAACCAAAGCGCCGTAATTATTCGCCGCAAGGCGTACAAAATTCTTGGATGGGGGCTTAAATGCCGTTGAAGAAATCACCTAGCAAAGAGGCTTTCCGCGCAAACGTGAAGGCCGAGGCAAAAACTAAACCGATTAAGCAAGCCGTGGCGATTGCCTATGCTGTTAAACGTAAGGCAGAAAAGAAATGAAAGCTAAACCTTTTGAAAAATCCAAAAAAGACGTCGAGCCTAAGAACATGAAAGAAGGTTCTAAGCGCGAAGAAAAGATGGATAAACGCCAAATGACTAAAAAGAAATGATCAGACCATTAAACGACAATATCGTAGTCAAGCCCGACCCGTTTGTGCAAAGCGGGCTGCTTATCCTACCTGAAGAAGATATGCGTACAGGTGTAGTGGTCGCAGCGGGCCCAGGCAAAAAAGGCAGCAACCGACCCTTGATGGTCAAAGTTGGCGACCATGTGATGTACAGCGGCACGATCGACCAAAAATTTGATGATCTGCTTGTGATGAAAGACAAGGACGTGATTGGATTGGTATGAACGATAAAGACATCATAGACACCGCGCTGCATCGCATGACAATGGCGATAGCCGCCTATTCTGATAGCCGTGAGGATGAACTAGATGACTTACGATTCTACGCAGCAAGCCCCGACAACCAATATCAATGGCCAGCCGACGTACTCGCTACTAGAGGCGCAGTTCAGGGCCAAACAATTAACGCTCGACCTTGCCTTACCATTAACAAACTGCCTCAGCACGTCCGACAAGTCACCAACGACCAACGCCAAAATCGACCAAGTGGGAAAGTAATCCCTGCTGACGACAAAGCTGACGTGGAAGTTGCCGAGATTTTCAACGGCATGGTGCGTCATATTGAGTATATGTCGGACGCGGACGTTGCATACGACACCGCTTGCGAAAACCAAGTGGCGTACGGTGAAGGCTACATTCGACTGCTTACCGAGTACGAAAGCCCTAATTCGTTTGATCAAACCATCAAAATTGGGCGTATTCGCAATAGTTTTAGCGTCTACATGGATCCGACCATCCAAGACCCTTGCGGCTCAGACGCACAATGGTGTTTTGTGACCGAAGACGTGCTGCTTGAAGACTTTGAGCGTATGTTTCCTGACGCGCAACCCGTGTCCTCTCTCCAAGCGCAAAGCGTGGGCAACGAATCCTACGCCCCGTGGTTAAGCGTAGACACCATTCGGATTGCCGATTATTACTACGTCGAACACGAAAAAGCTACGCTAAATCTGTATTACGGCAACGTAAGTGCTTTGAAAGGCTCACCTGAAGACCAACAAATGGTTCAGTTAGGCATGAAACCGATCAAAAGCCGCTTGGTTGACATTAAAAAAGTCAGACATTGCAAAATCAATGGCTTTGAAGTGTTGGAGTCAAACGATTGGGCGGGCGAGTGGATTCCAGTTGTGCGGGTGGTCGGCAACGAATTTGAGATCGACGGGCGCATTCATGTGTCGGGCATTGTTCGCAACGCCAAGGATGCACAGCGGATGTACAACTATTGGGTAAGCCAAGAAGCAGAAATGCTTGCCTTGGCACCCAAAGCACCGTTTATTGGCTACGGCGGTCAGTTTGAAGGCTACGAACAGCAATGGAAAACAGCCAACACGACCAACTGGCCGTACCTTGAGGTTAACCCTGATGTAAGCGACGGTGCGGGCACTCCGCTGCCTTTGCCGCAACGCTCACAACCGCCTATGGCGCAGACCGGCTTAATTCAAGCCAAAATGGGCGCCAGCGACGATATTAAAGGCACGACAGGGCAATATGACTCTAGCCTCGGCGCGACCTCTAACGAGCGTTCAGGCAAGGCTATCATGGCGCGTGAGCGTCAGACCGACACCGGCACTTATCATTACGTTGACAACCTCGCCCGTGCGATACGCCACATTACGCGCCAAATCGTGGGCCTAGTGCCTAAACTGTACGACACCCAACGCATTGCGCGCATCATGGGTGAAGACGGGCAACCTGATTCAGCCAAGATCGACCCTAATCAAGCCGAGCCGGTCAAGAAAATTGTTGACCAAAACGGCATTGAAATTGACCGGATTTACAACCCTGGTGTCGGAACGTACGACGTCATGGTCACGACCGGCCCAAGCTACATGACCAAACGCCAAGAGGCGTTGGAATCTATGGGTCAATTGCTGCAAGGCAACCCACAACTGTGGGCGGTTGCCGGTGATTTGTTTATCAAAAACATGGATTGGCCTGGTGCGCAAGAAATGGCTAAACGCTTTGCCAAGACGATTGATCCTAAGTTGATGGACGACGGCAATAAAGACCCAGCCTTGCAAGCCGCCGAGCAGCAGATGCAAGCGATGGCGCAAGAAATGGAAAATATGCACAAGATGCTGCAAAACGTGTCCAAGTCAATCGAAATGAAAGACATTGAGATCAAAGAAAACGCCAACTTGATCAAAGCATTCGATGCTGAAACCAAGCGTATTGCGGCTGTACAAGCCTCTATGTCGCCCGAGCAGATTCAAGACGTAGTAATGGGTACTGTTCATTCTATGATTACGTCAGGTGATTTAGTAGGCGCAATGGAAAATCGTGGCGGCAATCAAGTAAATGATGATATCATACCTGAGAACGTACCTCAAGGAATGATAAATGAACAGCCAGCACTTAACACAAACCCAAATGCACCACCTGTTTGAGTACAAAGACGGAAAGCTATTGTGGCGTGTAAAAACGTCGCGCAAAACAGTAATAGGAAATGAAGCAGGTACCCTTAGAAAAACTGATGGATACAGGCAAATAATGATCAATCGAAAGCCGTATAGAACGCATAGATTGGTTTATTTATATCATCATGGTTATATTCCTGAGATAATTGATCATATAAATCAAGATGCTTCGGATAACAGAGTAGAAAATTTACGTCCAGCTACACGCGCAGAAAACGCATATAACTGTTCTTTTAGACCTGACAATACTTCCGGCGTAAAGGGAGTTACTTGGGATAAAGCAAAAAACAAATGGTCTGCTAGGCTTTACGCAGACAGAATGTGTATAAATTTAGGCCGATTTATGAATTTTGATGACGCAGCAAAAGCCATTAAAGTAGCAAGAGCCGTGTATCACGGAGAATTTGCTTGCACCGGAGAGATAACATGAAAGCGGCAAATTTTATAGGTCAATTATTTTTAGCCCGTGATGTGACGCATTCGGTGCATTTGAACACCCGATCGTACGCCAAACACAAAGCATTGCAAAAGTTCTATGAGAACATTATCGACTTGGCTGACACTTTTGCCGAGGCCTACCAAGGCAAACACGGCTTAATCGGGTCGGTCACTTTGCAATCGGCTAAGAAAACATTGAACGTAACTGAATTTCTTGAAGACCAACTCAAGCAAATTGAGGACGAACGGTACGACATTTGCGATAAGTCGTATACACCTCTTCAGAATATAATCGACGAGATCATTGGGTTGTATCTGAGTACACTCTATAAATTGAAATTTCTTTCGTAAGGCATATCATGGCAAATTACACCTACATCACGGCGTCTAAACAGATCAAAGTCGGCGCTGGCAAGCTAAAGGGCATCTTTGTAAGTTCTGCCTCCGGTACGCCTACGATTACCATTTATGACGTGCAAACAGGCACCGCCACCACAATGGTCGGCGTGTTTACACCTGTTGGCGCAACGTATTACCCAATGGGCAATTATGACGGAAGCTTTTTTAACCAAGGGCTAAACGTGGTGCTTGGTGGTACGGTTGC